GGGATACGCGAAGCACTGCGCCCAGAATACGATGACGAAGATGAAGACGGAATGCTATACGATATGACTGACCCTAATAATCCTTTTGGGCTTCGTAGTTTTGATTTGTATGTACGTGGAAGCTTTATCCCCCGTTACTTTGGGTCGGGTAGTAGTTTAGCCAAGCTACTTGGTTTAGAAGAGGAAAATGCCAGACTACTAGCTCGCTCTGTAGAAGTAGGCCCTATATCTGCGTTGACTGATTGGAACATACAACCAAGGATAAGTTTTGATGCTATGTGGTTTACTGACTACGGGCAAAAACCTGATCTTTACTCGGCAGCTATAGAGCAAAGTATTTTTGATATCGCCGTGGGTCCGTTCGGCAGTGTACTAAAGAACATGGCAGACGGTGCCCAAATGATGTTAGAAGGTGAAATCTATAGGGGTGTTGAAAAAATGTCGCCGGGTTTTGTTAAAGAACCTATGGAAGCTTATAGACTGAGCCAAGAAGGTTACGTAACCGTGGGCGGTAACAGGTATGCACCTGCGGACTACTATGATGCTTGGAGGCTTACTGGGCAAACGCTGGGCTTTGGTTCTACGGAACTAGCGCGTAGCCAAAAAGCTATTTTTGCTTATCAAGAACTAAAGCAAGAAGCCAAGGATAACAAAACAGAACTTTATAACGCCATAGAAGAAGCGGCTACAAGAAATTTAGCAATAAGAACGGAGTATGGTCCAGACAGCAAGCAGGCTGCTAGGGCAAAAGCAAGGCTCGATGACGTGGTTAATGACATACGCGCACACAACTATAAGTACTTTTATAATGCAATAAAGTGGGAAGACTTAAATGCCTCATTGCAAGAAAAGATGCGAAGAGCAGGACTTACTAAGTCGGGGCTTTACCTAGGAGATGCAGAAGCGCCTTACTTGTACCCGATTATACAAGACATGCTCCTACAGCCTACTATGGAAGAATTAGAAAGAATGAAAGATACGGAAATGGAATAACTACAGCCTCCATACCCGGATACCGCGCACCCCGTCTTCAATGACAACCTTAGTTACGACTTTGTATCTAAGGCGGTGCACGGTTTCTATTATGTTCTTTCTAGATTTTTTGGGGTTCAGGCAGGGTATAAAAAACGAATACCCCACCTTAAACTTGGTCCAATCAATCTGATACTGCACCTTCTCCACTTTCATCGGTTGTCTCTGGCATAACTAAGTTTTCTACATTAAAAAACTCGCTGTTTGAGCAGTCGAGAACCATACAACGAACGGACAACCCTACGTCAATATCCATACCTTTTGCTAACCGCTTGTTCTTAGTAGTTACGTAAACTCCTTTTTCTTTAAGCTCCCTAACGGTGTCGCTCTTTGCTGCTTGGTACTTAACGCAATCTTGGTTGAAGTGCCCTACCTTTATAAACATAAGCTTAGTGTCAGGTTCGTAGCGTATAACAAGCTCCCCCTTTGGCTCACGTATTGGGGCGGAAGGTAAGTGGCTTCTATTGTCTACACCGTCCTCGACCACTAGGATATTGTTGTTGTGCCGGTACACGTAGTCTGCAATCGTAGCGTTGGCGTTACTTAAAGGTGCTTTAGTTTCTACGCTCATACGCGCTACTTCTTCGGTTGTCTTGTCATATATCACACCCAAGTCCCAATCTTCTAACAAACCAAGCTCATAGGCTATCAACCCCGCCGTTATGTTTGATGCAACGGCTGCGGACCAAATACGTTCTCTGGAAGTAAACTTAAGTTCGCGGTCTATCTTAGCTTGCATTTTAGATAACGCTTGCAATGCCTCATCTTTGTTAGATATTACCCATTGTATAAAAGGCTCGATAGCGTGACCGTAGTTATTGTTAAGCACGTGGTCAAACATATGCTTACCCTCTTCTACTGAGATAAGTTTTTGGTCTGTGTAGCCAATTTGAAACTCCAGTAGCCGCATCATTTCCCCGTCAGCCACGGCCTTAGCAGAACTAGACTTATCGTAAAAAGATGCGTTCGATGAGGTGAGTGTGGGGGTATTCCAAGTTGTGTCGTTTATGCGCAGCTTGTTTGCGTCCCGCTCGCTTTTGTCTTTGCCTTTACCTTGTGAGTAAGCGTAGGCAAGCTCAGAAAAATCGTCCGCATTTGTGTTGGTTATTTCGTCCACCGTGTTAACGATGTTATTTAATATACCTACTTTAGTAATCTTAGCTACTTTCGTATCATCCACAGTACCGAGAAGTTTTTCTGGGTGCCCGCATACACTATTAGCCATACGTAGAATTGTAGTTTTGCCTGTGCCCGCGTGGCGATGCACGAAGTTTATCATCACCCCTTTTTGTCCAGTAAACTTTAACAAAGCCGCGCCGAAGCCAGTCAGTGCGCCGAAGGCTTGAAGCTCCATTCCCGGCTTAGAGTAAAGGGCAAACACGCGTTTCCATTCTTCTAAAGTCCCTGCCTTTTCAAAATAGGGAGCCATAGATTGGGTTATAGACGAAGGCGGGCTGTAGTAAACACCGTCTGCTGTTATCTCCCTATCCCCAACGATAAACTTAGTGTCACCGTCTGCCCATCCAAATTGTTTTCTCATAATATCCGCCTTTTTTAAATTTTGCAGCGCCTTAATAGCGCGTATAACGTATGCAGTTATCTTTTTAAACTGCGCCTCATCAGCCATAACACCATGTTTTGCAAGCTCTTTCTTTACTTCTATGCTCTGAGTAATTTTGGTGTTAGATATAAAAAATATTTTTACGCCGTCTTTAGGAGTGTGCAACCGCAAAACAGTCGTGTCCCCCTCCGAAGGGTCAGTCATTCTTTTTATAACAAACAGATCGTGCTCGTAAATAAGTTTAGGGCCGTCTTCGTCATCATTAGGGTCTACATAATAAATCCCTCCGTGCTTACCCCTTGCGTAATTTTCTGGCAAGAAAGGTTTTAAACTAAGTAAATCACGGTCTAGGGTTCCATCTACTTCTTCTGCTTCTTCCGGTTCAGGCTCTACGTACTCTTCGTCTCCGTCTTCGTCAAACTCAACTAATTCTTTACCCAAATTAATTGGGTTTCTTATTTGGTTTTTAAAAGGGCAACCGTCGCAACCGCCGGGATTTGTCCGCTCGAACACAGCGCAAGAATGTGGTCCCTCGATGTGTTCGACTTTATCTTCTACCTTTTCGCGGTTGTAGTCGGGGTGCCCATCAGACAGTATGTGGATCGCCGTGTCTCGGTCGTAGCAATGTGCAGCTACAGATAGCGCATCAAACCATCGTGGTTCGGACAGAGTTGCCCTGTTCACGTAACAATCTAATATCTGTTGGCAGCCTTTGCCTTCCGCACTTCGCCTCATTATCTTAGCGAAGTTACTTTGGACGTTATCCTGTAGTTGCCCCATTAACATAGATTTTCTACGGGGGGCAGTCTCATCTAACGCCACAGTCTCCTTTACACCCAAAATATCTTTTAACTCAGTAAAGTTTATTTCAGGAGCAACGGTGATTACACTTACGGGCTTAGGTGGATCATCTTTATAATTAAAGGTCCCGGGCACTCTAAGTATCCGAGCCTCCTCAAAGACAGAGGGGTCTACATAAAACTCTTGTTTATCGCAAAGCTGACGAAGCCTAGAGGCCACGGGCCTCCACTCTTCTCGTGTAACTCCCCTATCTAGCACCCAGTATGCGTGCAGTCCACGCCCTGAATTAACTAGTGTAGGTTGAGGCAAGCCCACGGTTTCACAGAACTCCTGTAGCTTTTTAGCTCCGGCTGCTTGGTCTATGTAACCGTCAGGACGCCCTGTTTTTTCGTTTACTTCAGCTTTCTTTTCTCCACAGTCAATGTCTAGCCAGACCGCCTTCAGGGCTTGCACGTTTGTTTGTACGCGCCCTTTGGTTGGTTCTTTAAACTTAGCAACTGCGAAGTAAACATCTTGCTTTCTAGCCAAATACTTATCTATTAGGGTTTGTGCTTCCTCCCTAGTGGCTATAAGCTTAGTCCCTGCATAATTCCCCGACTCCAACGCAAGCACGCAGTAGTACCCATCTTTGGGTAGCACGTACTCAAGTAAGTCAAAGTTTTCCATAGTCTAGCGCTCTAGCTGGGTTATTAGTTTTTCTATTTTATTAGCCATCTGCTCGGTAGGTTTAGTCTTGCCAGAAAACCAATGGTAGATTGTTTGGCGGCTGACCCCCAGACGCTTAGCTACGTCCGCAACGGATACACCATGTTTGATGCACGTGCGGCCTAGCTTCACGCCTAGAGAACGAGCGTTGGCAGACTTATTGAGCGAGACTAAATTTAAAGTATAGCCATAGCTCATTAGTCTTCCTTTTTCCATGCGTCAATTACAGAGGCTAAAGAGTCTGAGCTAGAAGCCGTAGGCTCTTCTTTCTTTTTAGTGCGCTTTACTGGCTCGTCTACTTCTTCTGACTCCTCTTCTTCGGGTTCTTCAGAGCGGGTCACACTTGGTTTTGGCGCTTCGATCTTAGGAGCTTTAGTCACGCCGTCCGCTTGGGCTACAGTAATTTTTGTGTACGCCACTGCTTCTGGTGCGGTCTGCACACTGCTAACCAAATCAAACTCTTCGTCGGTCAACGAACGAACGGGGGTAAACAACAACTCCATAGAGTCTGCATCTAGGTCATAACTAATTTTAGTCATAACAGTGTCGGGCGCTTCGCGGTTGCTAAGTAGAAACTTAATATAGCTCTCAAAAGGGTGTTCGTTACCAGAGCCTTTACCAAACAAGGATTTAGCGGGGATGTTAAACTGATAAATATCTCCCGATGTGTCTCCTGCTAGCATGATGGCTATACGGCGCTGGAAGCGACAAGCTTTACCTCCGTTATCCCCAGAGCCTTTAACGTTCATAGGGCAGTCTGCGCAGTTGCTATGCTGCTTATCTAATGCCCCAGCTTCAGGCTTATCGCCTTGGTTAGACCAACAGTTAGGTAACGTAGCTTCTTTGTTAGGATCAAACTTATCTTTGTAGTAGATACGAGATACTTTGGGGAGCATGTTAACAATAATGGCTTCAAACTCATCGCGGATAGGTTCACCCACTTGCTCGCCGTTAATGATTTTCCTAAAAAAGCCCTTGTTGCTCGTCTGTATACGACGACTATATATCGTCGAACTGCCTTTTAACTGCTCGGCTAAGGCACTGGTACGGCGTGTGCTAACACCGGTTTGGTTTTGAAAAATAGATACTTCGTTACTCATTTTTATCTCCTATTTAGAAGTAGGTTTTCTTACGCTTATTATGTATTGATTCCTAGCCTGTAAGCCCATAGGTACAGCATCAGGGTTATCGGCTAAAAATTCTTTCATGTTGCCGTTATGTATTCGTTTTTCTAACAAATGGTAGGCATCATTGTCTTTTACGAAGTTATAAAAGCTGTCCCAGTCGCTAGTCCAATAACTAGAGTTTAGGCGTCTGCTTATAGTTCCGTTCGTAGTGGTCAAGCTATTGGCATCTTGCTCGTTGCACAGCTCTAGCATCTTGTCAGCTACCATAGCTTGCTGTTCTTTTATCGTTTTAACTTTGTCTTCAAGCTCGCGTATTCGTTCACGCATTTTGATGTAGATGTCTGCCAATTCAGACGCATTGTGGTCGCTCATCGAACCCTCCTTTTACTTGTGGGGAGAGTTAGTTTACAACTTCTTTTTACATTGTCAACTGTTTATTTCTTGTTTGTACAGATCGACTATTTTGTTGTGGTTGTCGATGTTAGAGCGCAACATCTTGTACAGGCGGGCTTCTACTTCACTGCCTGTTACGTGCACAATAGTCATTGGGTTGTGCTGACCGGGGCGGTCTATACGAGCGTTAGCCTGTAAATAGGTTTCTACGCTAGTGACGGGCGCGTACCAAATAATTGTATTCGCCGCTGTTAAAGTCAAACCGTGGGAAGCGGCTTGGGGTTGGATAATTAATACATGGGGGTCAGGCGTCGTTTGGAACTGTTGAATTATTTCACTGCGTTTGTTCATTGATACTTTGCCAGAAATAACAGAACAGCTTATTTTATTTTTTGTAATAAATTCTTCAAGCAATTCAATAGTATGTGTGAACGGTACAAAGACTAGTACCTTATGGCTAGCCTCTTCAATAACTTCCAATACAACTTGCAAACGGTTCTTCACATCAAACTCAATGACCTGCCTATCATCCGTGTAGACCGCACCCCCTGATATTTGCAGGAGCTTATTTATGTTTACCGCAGCGTTTATTGAGCTGACTTGTTCGCCATCGGCTTCCATTACCAGTTGCTTCTTTAGTACTTGGTAGTACTTTTCTTGTTGCTTGGTTAGCGGAGCGTCTCGTTCTACGTGGGTTACGGGTGGCAAATCAAGGCATTGATCTTTCTCAAACCGTATTGCGGGTTGAAGTACTTGGTGGACAATTTTATCCGCCATCAAATTAGGTTTCCATGTGTACTGCGTAATTTTGTACATCACCTTGTCACGGAACTGTCCAAAATAACGTGGGACACTTTGGGGATTAACTAAGCGGGCCAAACCAAAGGCATCTACAGGAGACTGAGCAGCGGGCGTACCGGTTAACATCCACAGCCAATCAACGTTATCCACAAGCTTCTTTAATATCTTCCAACGGTTTGTTTGTACATTTTTGTAAGCGTTAGCTTCGTCGACTACTATTAAGTCAAACCCGCCGTTACGAATAGCGTCCTGTACTACAGCTACTCCGTCAAAATTAATTATTACAAAGTCTGCACCTGCGTCTATTATTTTACGACGTTGCTCGGCTGTCCCATGCGCCACTGAACAACCTCGGTGCATAGCAAAAGTAAATAAGTCTTGTTGCCAAGCAGATTTCATAATAGATAGGGGGCAAATCACTAGCACCCTACGTATAAGCCCTAGTTTCATTAAGTAATCCGCAGCCCAAATAACAGAAGCGGTCTTACCGGTGCCCTGCTCGTTAAAGCAAAAAGCTTTCTTGCGTACGCTTAAAAAAGAAGCTGTCTCTCGTTGGTGGTCAAAAGGCTTATATTTACCCGTCCACGTATAATCGCGTTGAATGGGGGAAGGCACTTTCACGCCAATACTAGCTAGAGCTTCGGACTCCGCTTGTTCCCATTTTACTGATAGCTCGTAGAACCCATCGTCATCTTCTTTAATTATGCGGTAGTCGCTTACTTTTTCAGTCACTAAGTGCGGACGCTTTGTTCGCAGCAAAATGTACTTGTCTTCTATTATATTCATGCTTTAGATGTCTTCTTCCGTTCGCGCTTACTAGTCTCAGATACAAGGTTACCCTCGGAATCTCGTTTAAAAGAACGGTTACGGCTAGCAGTTTCTATCCTAACCCCATCAGAGTTCTTCCCACCTTTATCCATAGCCTTAACGTGGGCTACGTCTTTACCGTCGCCTTTAGAGACCTTACCTTCCCTCATTGCTTTTCGTCTCGCTTTGTTGCGTTGGGCACGTTTTTTCTTTTGTTCTTCTGTGCCTTGGTACTTAGCGTACTCGGCTTTGTAATCTCGTTTAGTCTTC